ATTCTGACTAATGTATGTTTCCGTATTTGTACTCGATAATGTCTCTGGTTTCAAGATATAATTTAACTGAATAGTGTAGGTAGCATTTGGCGTTGGAGCTAATACTATTGTATCACTATCCCACCAGCTGTAATATTTTGGAACACCTTGAGCATTTGTAGGATTAAATTCTGACATAAAACTTGAATCTCTCCACTGTAAAAATTCTCTATTATCAGCAACACCTACTCCATCTGAATCTACAATTTGAGCTGATCTAATGACCATTGTGTTAATAGGAGTATCAATAAATCTTGTGCCTGCAACCACTTGAGCTGTCACGTATCTTTTATTTGCATCAACATCAACATCTCTCATTATTCTTAACTCTGCATCTCTAATAATATCATTTATTATAGAATCAGTTAAAACAGTACTTGATACTTCTGTATAATCTCTAATCTTTTGTACTAATTCAGCATACGTCATGATATTGTTATTGTAACCTCCCCTAAATCAGCTTGTGCTTGTCTAGCTGTATTTATAGCTGTTCCATTTTCAGGAACCATACTATTTGGATTTGTACTAAAAGAAAATGGTGCTGGCAATGTTAAATTCACAGCAATACCTCCACCACCTCCAGATGCAACTGTAAATGTTTGTGGTCTTGCATTTCTTAAACCTTGTCCATCTGCAGTGGTTGGTTTTGGTTCTAATTGTGGATGCTTTGCTTCAAACTCTGATACATGAACTCTTGATCCATTCCATTCAATGACCATTTCAGAATATGGAAATGCTAAACCAGAACGGTCAGATATAAATTGTGCGTATTTTCCTTTTGCTAAATTAGACATTTGGGTAATAAGTTTTTGGTGTTATAAATGAACTTGAAGGTGAACCATCTTCTTCTAACGCTCTTTTTAATTCATCTTCGTAAAGTAATTTTAATTGTTGAACAAGTTGTGGATTAAATTTTTGTGATAAATAGTATGCAAGTCCAGCTACCATACAAGGCACAAATCTATATGGCACATCTGCTTCATTAGTATAAGCTCCTGCATCTTGAATTCTTTTTACATAATAATAATTAAGTTTGTTTCCAGCTTCAGAAGAACCAGGAGTTAAGTATAAACCTTTGAACAAAATATTGTGTAGGAGTTCCTGTATTTGTTTTGTTAGAAAGACCTTGATATGCAGATCTATTTATTTTTGTTAATGGAAAGTCCGTAGAAGAAGAGTTTCTGTATACAGCTTCTAATACATCATCAACACCATACACTGCTGTTGCATCTGAAGTTCCATCAGTTGTTGATCTAAACATCGTGTATTCTGCTTTTCCTGCAACTAAAGTAATATCATTGTTTGCAACTTCCCAAAAATGCAAACCTCTATTAGCCCATTCTTGAAACATTATATTTAAAGAACGTCTAGCTGTTTTTATATCATTACCTGAATAGTCAAATCTACCAATTCTTTCATAACCTTCAGTTATAATATCATCGATAGAAAAATTTTTTTCAAATACTGTAGTTCCAGAAGTAGCCATTAAGTATTACTTCCTCCACTATGAAAGACTGTACAACTTGTTATTTGTTCTGTTGTAAATCCTACGTGAACATCACTTTTAAATAATATTCCATCACCTGGTACATCTACTTGGTAAGAATCTGCAACAGCAGGGCTTTTAATTTTTATCTTAATAGTTCCTGATGCTCCACCATCTCTAACAACTAAATCTCCAGATGTCGCTGTGTTTGTAAAATATATTCCGTAAACTCTAGTTCTACCACTTTGAATAGTAGTAGCCTCAGCTTCTGTAAACGTGCTGACTACATCAACTGCCATGATTAACCTCCTATCCTGCTGACAAGTTCGGACCTGAATACTTATCTGTCAATAAAGTATATGCTGAAACATTTGTTTTAGTTTTACAAAAAATTCCTTTTGGAAATAAAATTCCATCTTCAGGGAAAGATATATTAATTACATCTCCCTCTGGAACATCAAGAATTAGTAATGTTGTTCCAGTATTAGAAGTTGTTGTAAGTTCTAAAACGCCTGCACCACTACCATCAGAAGCAACTATGATTCCTCTTAGTCTGATAGGTTGTGAAATAATTGCAGAAGCACCTGCTGCCGCAGTAGATCTCGTAGCTTGTATGTCACCTTTTGATGCCATTTATTTTCTCCTTAAATTTATGTGGGTCCGAAGACCCACAATAAATTAATTATTATACAGATTCTTTACCGTCATCTTTTACATAATAGTAAATGATTCCAGTAATTGTTCCACCTGTTGCTGCTGAAGAACCTTTACCACCAACGATTTTAATAATCTCAGTAGCAGGTAATGCAAGATTTCCTAAAGAAGCTCCTGATCCTGTATCTCCACCCCAAATAGTTTCAATACCACCGTCAGCATCTCCTTCATTAATCAAACCATCAATATCAACAAAGTTTGTTCCACCATCATT